GCGGAGGTTGCAGTCTTGCAGGCGGACGTAAATAACTACCGGGCTAGTCTAGAAGCCAAAGCACAGGCATTTGCTCAAGGACTGTAGCCGTGTCCATATCCCCCAGTCCGGGAATAGTCGCATTTAGTTCGTTTCAGCCTCCGACAAGTACGGATGATGGGGTGCGGGGGTATGTCCCCCAACCCCTTGCTGGGCAGCAGACCTACATTCTTTCGGCATCAGGGTGGGTTGCAGCGAGCGGTGGCACGGGTACAATCACTTCTGTGGATGCCACCGTACCGGCGTTCCTGTCTGTCTCTGGGGTTCCCATAACCACCAGCGGAACTATCGCAATCGCGTACTCGGGTACCGCTTTGCCCGTGGCAAACGGCGGTACAGGCGTCACCGCATCAACAGGCGCGAACAGCGTAGTTCTGCGGGATGCAAACCAAAACGTCACTGCAAACGCCTTTGATGATGCCTATGTAAATACGGCGGCTTCCGGTACGCAGATCACGCTGACTGTTGCCTCTGCCCGTAGGTACACGATCACTGGGTCTGGCGGGCAAGTTATTAAATTGCCTGACGCAACCACCTTGGTAAACGGCACTATTTTTGAGTTTGACAACAACCAAAGCAGTGGCGCAATAACGGTTAACAATAACTCAAATACCCTAGTTGTTTCTGTTCCTAGCGGCGGCATTGTTAGCGTAAATTTATTATCCAACGCAATTGCTGCGGGTTCTTGGGACAGACACGACCTAACACCATCTAACGTATCGTGGTCTACAAATACGCTTGATTACGCGGGGTCGATCACAAGCGCAACATGGAACGGAAACGTAATAGCCTATAACCGTGGCGGTACAGGCCAATCATCTGTGTTTGTTGCTGGCGGGGTTGTTTATGGCTCCACAACAACTGCGATGGCGGTTACCGCTGCGGGAACTTCAGGACAGGTTTTAACGTCCGCAGGTGCAAGTGCGCCTACATTTTCCTCAAACATTGATGGCGTTACTATCGGCGGCACAACACCCGCAGCAGGCTCGTTCACTACGCTTATTGGCGGTGCAGGCTCGGCCAACTACGAACAGATCACGGGCGGCTCTGCAGGGAATGTCGTACAGTTTCAAACGCTTGGCACGGACGCTAATATTTCCGTAGCGTTCCAGCCAAAAGGAACAGGAGCCGTTGACCTTGCTGCTGGTTCTAAAGGTGTGAATATCAGCAATGGTGGTACGGTTACTGCTATTACTGGTACTGCAATCGGCTCTGGATACACAACAATTCCAAGCGTTGTTATTACTGCTCCAACTACTGCGGGCGGCGTACAAGCAACTGCTACTGCCGCAATGTTGCAAAACGTAACAGCACTCAATAATGGCGGCACAGGATACTCCGTAGGAGATATTTTAATATTTACAGGTGGAACATTTAGTTCTGCAATTACAGTTACTGTAAACACTGTTTCTTCTGGTGTAATTACCTCTTTTACTATTGGCAACAGCGGTACTTATACAGTACTTCCATCAAACCCAATTTCAACAACTGTTAGTCCCGCAGGCGGCACAGGCGCTACTTTTAACGTTACTGCGTGGTCTGTGCGAACTGGTAACTTCACCATTACAGCCGCAGGTTCAGGATACGTTGAACAACCAACAGTAACCTTCTCAGGCGGCGGTGGTAGTGGTGCTGCTGCTTATGCTAGCGTGGGGTCCGCATCAAGTATCAAATTTATTGGCGGTAGTTTAGATTTTGTAACCCCATCTGGAACAGCGTTAAATATTACTGATGGTAATTTGTCTACTGGCGGTTATGTTTCATTTACAAATAACAGTTCTACCAATGCAATCAATCGCGCTTTAGGAAGCGGAGGAAGCATAGGTATTTCTTGGCTTTCTAAAGGAAGTGGCTCACATAACTTTGCAACCAATAACGCTGCTGGAACGCAGCAAATGGTTATTTCTCACACAGCTTCCGCTGTTAACTATGTGCAGGTAACCGGGGGAACGGCAGGAAATCCTCCTGTTATTTCTGCGCAAGGCGCAACAACACCTGACCTTGACCTAACCCTAACTCCCAAAGGCGCGGGTCGTATAAACATTACAACCAGCATTAAGCCCAAGGTAAGTAGCGCAGCCAACGTCACATCACCCTTGGCTTGGAATAGCACTTCTTTTGACGAATACGCGATCACTGCCTTGGCAAATGCTCTGACGATCAATGCCGATGCAAATGCCTCCCCCGCTGACGGCCAACGAATGATGTTCAGGTTCAAGGACAACGGCACTGCTCGCGCTTTAACTTGGACAACAGGTTCAACCAATTCATTCCGTGTTGTTGGCGTCACTCTGCCTACGACCACAGTGGCATCAAAGTTGGTGTATATCGGCTGTATATACAACGCCGCTGATTCCCGTTGGGATGCGGTAGCCGTGTCGCAAGAGGCTTAATATGGCAACTTTGTACTGGTGCGGTCTTTCAAAACAATATGGCGCCGCTACTCCGGGTTTTTGGGGAACAGCACCTCCTGCAATCGTATTTGCTGGCTCAAGAACTTTAACTACGTTAACCGTTACTACTGTTTATGGCGGTTCAATTACTCCTGGCATTGTTGGAGTAGGTACGGTTTTATATAACAATGCTGGAGCAGCCAGTGGAACAATTACTGCACAGTTAACTGGAACAGCCGGTGGGGCGGGGACGTACACAACGTCTGCATCCGGAACTATCGCCGCAAATGATTTATACGGGTTTGCCCCCGGTGTTGCTTCGGCTGCCGTACCAACTTCTACTGATGATGTAGTTTTTGGCGCCCCCTCAAGATACTCTGGGTCTGTTGGGCCGACCTTTACATCAAATTCTGGTTTTAGTGTTCAGAGTTTTACGACAAATGCGGGAAGCAACAGTTCTGTTTATACAATTGCTGGCGTATCTCCAATAACAGTTTCTGGAAATGTATCCCTATCTACGGGAACGATTTGGACGCATACCGCTGCGTTTAACTTAACTAATACCTTAACAAACTGTACATTAAATACTAATGGCACGGCAATTAGTTCAAACGTAGTAGTGAATTCTACGACGGGCACTATAACTTTAGCTTCTAACTTCGGACAAAATAACACAACAACCAACGGCGGTTCTTTTACATTTACTTCTGGAACAATAGACTTAGCAGGTTATGTTTGGAATTGTGGAACTTTTGTTACTGGAACGGGTATTACTACTACTCGAAATCTTGCGTTTGGATCAACGGGAGTTGTTAACGTAACAAGTGTTGCAACAACAAACGTGATAAACATAGGTTCCAGTATTACGCCATCTATATTAGTTTTAACTGGAACTAATCCAACGTTTGCGTTGACGGGTTCCACTGGTGTTGGAACTAGAACTATTTCTTGGACTGGAACTTCTTGGGCTGGCACTTCTTTACTTATGCCATCTTTTAAAGTAACAGGGGGATCAGATACCGTAGTATTGGCGGTTGGCGGTTCAAGTGCTACAGGTGGAAACCTTAATCTTTTAGATTTAACTGGCTTTTCTGGGGGTTTATCTTATAATTCTCCTACACCCTACAATGTATACACATTTAATTCAATAATAGTACCAACTGGGGCTACCGCAGGAAATTCTGCAAGTCAAGTTGTAAATATATATTTTGACAACTTAACAAGCGGAACATATAGCTTTGGAACCAGTGGTTTAACTTCAAGAGGAACAATATCTTTTAGTACCTTGAGTTCGGCAACTTTTAACAAAGTAGGTGCGGCGATAACAACAACTAATTTTATAGGTGGATCAAGCAGTAATACTATAAATTTAGCTGGCACGCTTACAGTTTCTAATTCTTTTGGAACAAGTGTAAATCCTCTTAGGGGCGTTAATTTAAACAGTTCAGATATAACTCTTAGAAATGCTTATATATTTGCTCCTTTCAATGCCGGAACATCAACAATAACTACAAATAATACTACAAGTGAATTAATTTATGCTGCGGGTCTTAATCTTTATAATTTTGAAATACCACTTCTTGGGGCTGGGGCGCGAGTAACTGTAAACGCCAGTAACTTTAATACTTTTACTTTTTCAGCAGCGCCAAATTCTTCACTGGCAAATGGCGTATTATTTGCTAGTGATTGTTCATTTAATACCTTTAGTCTTAACGGTAGCGCTATAGGAACTGTAGTTCTTGGCTCGGATACGACTACCCAGCGTACTTTGACAAAAAGTACACCTTGGACATTAGACAATAGCGTAGATAGTGGCAACAACACTGGCCTTACATTTTTAAGCAGCGGAGCCGGTAACAATAGTTATCTCGATGTAAGTTACATTAATGGTGTCGTGACTTCAACAGCCACCGGCAATATGTTTTTAATGTTTTAGGAAAATCATGGCGCTACTCAAATCAATCGACACAGACTATGGCATCCCAGCAACCTACTGGAACATCGGTGCAGTCCAAGAAGATTTTAAAGGTCAGGGCACTGAAGTGACGTTCTACGGCTACGCATCCAAAGAGGCCCGTGAGGCTGGCAAGCAGCCCCTGTCCGCAGGCAAAGTAGCGATCTCGGGCGCTGAATACGTGGCAGGCGCAGACCGTGCTGCCTTATACTCCATCATCAAGCAGAAGCCTGAATTTGAAGGCGCTGTAGACGCATAAGGAACGATATGGCAAAATCCCCTGCATGGACACGCAAGGAAGGCAAAAATCCCGAGGGTGGCTTGAACGCCAAGGGGCGCGCATCGGCCAAAAAACAAGGGATGAATTTGAAGCCTCCCCAGCCGGAAGGCGGCAGCAGGCGCGATTCCTTCTGTGCCAGAATGACAGGTATGAAGAAGAAGCTCACCAGCGAGAAGACCGCGAAAGACCCAAACAGCCGGATTAATAAATCCCTTAAAGCTTGGAACTGCTGATATGGAAACAAGTTCAATTTGGATTGCCGGACTTACAATGGCTACCTCGGTCATGGGTTGGGTTTTGCGTGAGAAAGCAGCCGAGCTTCAGCGAGTAACCATTCTGCTAAACCGGACACGGGAAGAAATGGCCAAAGAGTATGTCACCAAGGCCGAAGTTCATGCGGATATCAACCGCGTGCTAGATCGAATAGACAAGCTAGGCGAAAAGCTTGACCGTATGCTGGAGCTAAAAAATGCCCAGTAGCAGCAAAAAGCAGCACAATTTCATGGCGGCAATAGCGCATAGCCCTGCGTTTGCCAAGAAAGTGGGAATCCCACAGTCAGTGGGAAAAGACTTCAACGAGGCCGATAAGGGCCGTAAATTTTCTAAAGGTGGCAATATGCTGAATTCTAAAATGAAAATGTTTGAAAAGTCCGGTAAAGATGTTGAGAAAAAGGGCATGAAAGAAGGCTCCAAAGCGGACATGGCGTTGGACAAAAAACAGATGATGGGCATGAAGCGCGGCGGTGGCGTCAAGAAGATGGCTGAAGGTGGTATGACCGACATGGCGCAAGACAAGGCCATGATTAAAAAGGCCTTCAAACAACATGACGCTCAAGAGCATAAAGGCGCTAAGGGCACAACCCTAAAGCTCGCTGCTGGCGGCACATTTCGTTCTTCGGCTGACGGTATTGCTCAACGCGGTAAAACCCGTGGACAGCAGTTCTGCATGGGCGGTAAAGTACGATGATTGCCAGCCGGGGTATGGGGGACATCAACCCCGCTAAAGTACCAAACGGCAAACGCATGGCCAAGGGAGGCGGGGTTAACGCTGCAGGAAACTACACGAAGCCCAGCCTTCGCAAACGTATTGTGAGTCAAGTTAAATCCGCAGCAACGCAGGGTACAGGTGCAGGCCAGTGGAGCGCTAGAAAAGCGCAACTGGTGGCTAAGAAGTACAAGGCAGCAGGCGGTGGATATACGGATTGATATGAAGGCCCCGCAACAGTCGCTCAAGGACTGGACTGACCAGAAATGGCAGACTAAATCCGGCAAACCGTCGTCAAAGACGGGAGAGCGCTATTTGCCCAAAGCGGCCATCGAAGCGTTGAGTCCGGCAGAGTATGCAGCCACAACCCGCGCCAAACGTGCGGGTAAGGCAGCAGGTAAGCAATTTGTAAAGCAGCCGCCCAAGGTGGCGGCAAAAACCGCGAGGTATAGGTGATGGCTGAAAAGTGGATTCAAAAAGCGATAAAAAAACCCGGAGCACTACGTTCGGCGCTTGGTGCAAAGGAAGGTCAACCCATCCCGGCCAAAAAGCTCGCTGCTGCGGCCAAGAAATCCGGCAAGATGGGTCAACGTGCCCGCCTAGCTGAAACCCTTAAAGGTATGAAGTAATCATGGCGGTCTCTGGAACCACTGCGTTTAACCTAGACCTCACCGAACTGGTGGAGGAAGCGTTTGAGCGCACAGGTTCCGAGATGCGCACCGGCTATGACTTGAAGACCGCCCGCCGGTCTCTAAACTTGCTATTTGCGGACTGGGCCAACCGTGGCGTCAATATGTGGACGTTTGAGCAAGGCTCGATTGTCTTGGTTCCCGGACAAGCCACCTATGACCTGCCTGCTGACACCGTGGACTTGCTGGAGCATGTGATCCGCACAGGGGCTGGTAGCGCATCTACACAAGCCGATTTGACGATCACGCGCATCAGCGTGTCCACGTACGCCACCATCCCTAACAAGCTGCAGCAAGCTAGACCAATTCAAGTATGGATTGAGCGTTTACAGTCCGCACCTAGATTTACGGTTTGGCCTGTTCCCGATAGCTCCCAGACGTACACCTTTGTGTACTGGCGCATGCGCCGGATTGACGATGCTGGCTCCGGTGTAAATACGATGGATGTACCGTTTCGTTTCATTCCTTGCATGGTAGCCGGACTGGCGTACTACCTATCTCTCAAGGTACCAAACGGGTTGCAGCGCACGGACATGCTTAAACAACAGTACGATGAAGCTTGGCAGTTGGCCAGCGAAGAAGATCGGGAAAAGGCTTCAATTCGCTTGGTGCCACGTCAAATGTTCATCAACTAAATCATGGGTAACAGATTTTCTTCAGGTAAAAATGCGGTCGCCATGTGCGACCGCTGTGGGCAGCGCTATAAGCTGACTGAACTGAAGAAAGAAGTACAGAAGCAGCGGATTTTCAACCTGCTTGTGTGTCCGCAGTGCTGGGATCCAGATCACCCTCAATTGATGCTTGGAACATTCCCCGTAGACGATCCACAAGCTGTACGTAATCCTAGAAACGATACGACGTACGATGTATCCGGCCCGATGTCAGATGGGTACAATAGTGGCGGCTCTAGGGATATTCAGTGGGGCTGGGGGCCAATTGGGGGCTCTTCAGGTTTTGATGCTGTTTTGACGCCAAACAATTTGGTCGGGACAACCAGTGTCGGTACAGTAACCATAACGGTTTCATAGGAGTTATTCATGGCATACAAAAAAGCAGCAGACGGCATTGTGTCAAAAGGCAAGACCGATGCTAAAGTTCTCCCTAACAGCGGCCCCAACTGCGCCCCAACTAAAGGCGGGAAAAAAAGCGCAGGTGTTTCGGACGCATCCCAATTGAAGCTGGGGCGTAACCTTGCTCGTGTAGCTAATCAAACATAAGGAACAATCATGGCAACACAGAGCATGAAAAAAATGGGTAAAGAAATCGGCCCCGCCAGTCTCTACGCCAAGCCACACACCATGTCCGGCAAGACCGTGCGTGCGGAACCAAATCCGGGTTTGCCTACTAATAACAGTAAACTTGATACCTTGGACATCAGCCTAGGCCAGTTCAGCAAGTCTGCAGGCAATGAGCCAACCAAGACTTCAGGCATTGTTACCCGTGGCAACGGTTGTGCTACTCGCGGTATTACCGCCCGAGGCCCGATGGCATGAACTACGCTGCGCTAGTCACAGCGATCTCCACTTATACGGAGAACACGTTCCCGACAACTGCGATGAACACATTCATTACGCAGGCAGAGCAGCGCATTTACAACACAGTGCAGTTCCCGGCATTGCGTAAAAACGTGACTGGAACAGTGACAGCAAGCAACAAGTACCTTTCGTGCCCAAATGATTTTTTAGCTCCGTATTCAATTGCCGTATACCCTGTGGGTGGTGGTGATTATGTATACCTGTTAAATAAAGATGTAAATTTTATTCGGGAAGCGTACCCCAACCCGACTAGTACGGGCCTTCCAAAATACTATGCGTTGTTTGGCCCAACAACCAACGCAGGTGTGACTACTACTGAACTATCGTTCATCCTCGGCCCAACACCAGACACAACATACTATGCAGAGCTTCACTACTTCTACTACCCCGAGTCAATAACAACAGCCACTTACACATGGCTAGGCGACAATTTTGATTCTGTACTGCTGTACGGTTCACTGGTAGAAGCCTACACCTACTTAAAGGGTGAGCAAGATGTTGTTGCGTTGTACGATACAAAATACAAAGAAGCGCTGACTCTTGCCAAGCGTTTGGGTGACGGAATGGAACGCCAAGATGCCTACCGCAGCGGGCAGTATCGTCAGCAGGTGACATAACATGGCAATTGTCCAAACGCAATGCACCAGCTTCAAAAAGGAGCTATATCAAGCCATTCACGATTTGTCTACGGATACGATCAAGATGGCTTTGTATAC